TGGTGAATTTGCACATGGCACAGTGAACGACTACTCAGCAGCACAAATTGAGACAGTTGCTCGCTCAGGCGGACGTCAACAGCGTCAGTCTGCAACAGTCGTAAACGACTAATTAGTTTAAGACCAAAGTCAACCCGCCCCTGCACTAGTGTGGGGGCGGTAAGGCTATCTTTGGAGGAGATATGAAAAAACCCGCTAACCCAAAACTGTATGCAACCATCGTTGCTATGGCACGGGCTAAGTACTCCTCATACCCAAATCCTGGTGCTAGTGCATGGGTGCACAAACGTTATGTTCAATCAGGCGGGCAATTTGTAGAGACAACCGAACAAACTCGCAAAATTACAATGGCTAAACGTAAGCAAGAAAAAGAAAAAGCAAAGCATCTTGAAACTAAAAAAGATGCTAAGAAAGATAAGAAGAAGTAATGTCATTTCTTGACTTTAGTCCTCCGTCGTATAGAGCGGCGTCATCTGACTTAACAATCTCCATTTCTCCACTTGGTCTTGTTGAACTTGCTGACGAAGAATTTGAAGTACACGGTCCTCGCCTAAATCGCTATTCACTTAACTGGGCAATGTACCTTGGTCATCACTGGGGTTACCGCCGTGAACAAGGCGAAATGCAGATTGCGGTTAACTATTACCGTGCATTTAATGATTATCTTTCACGTTTTACATTTGGTAACGGCGTTCATTTTCGTTCTCCAAAAGCAACAGAAGCAATTGTTCCAGACCGTCTAGAGCGTGTTTGGGAAGTAGACAACGATAAGATGCGCGTGCTACTTGAGGTAGGACAACAAGGCGGAATTACAGGAGACTGCTTCGTTAAGATTGCTTATGAAGAACCGTGGACTGATACCGCTAATCACTTCCATCCTGGTCGTGTTCGTATTCTTCCACTTAACTCTTCGTTCTGTTTTCCTGAGTTTCACCCACACGACCGCTCACGTCTGTTGCGCTTTAAGCAGAAGTATCGTTTTTGGGGAACATCTCTAGAAGGAACTCGCCAAGTATTTACATACACTGAAATTCTTACTGACGACGTTATTGAAGAGTACGTCAACGATGAATTAATTGATTCTCGTCCAAATCCACTTGGGTTAATTCCTGTGGTGCACATTCCAAATGTGCCAGTATCTGGTTCTCCGTGGGGTCTCTCGGACGCACACGACATCATCACTATCAACCGTGCATATAACGAAATTAGCACTGATGTTGCTGACATCATTAACTACCACGCATCACCTGTAACGGTAATCGTGGGTGCTAAAGCCTCTAACCTAGAAAAAGGCGCTAAGAAGGTTTGGGGCGGTCTTCCAAAAGATGCTCAAGTCTTCAACCTTGAGGGAGGTGCACAAGGCATTGACGGAGCCTTGAAGTACCTTGAACTCCTCAAGCGCTCAATGCACGAAATCATGAACATCCCAGAAACCGCTCTGGGTCAAGTTCAAGCAATCTCTAACACTTCTGGTGTGGCTCTCTCTATTCAGTATCAACCTTTGATGAATCGTTATTCTCAAAAAGTTGCTCAATACGGTAAGGGCATAGAAAAAATTAATGAACTTGCTCTTCGTACTCTATTTCTTAAAGAGCCAGAGACGATGCTCTATAACCCAGATGAAGACGGCCCAATTAAAGAAGGTCAAGTTGCACAACTAGACCCTAATGACCCGTTGTCTTACATGAACTTTGTTCACTTCCCACCTCCACTTCCATTAGACAAGTTGATTGTGCTTAATGAAATCCAGACCAAGTTAGGTATGGGTCTTGAGTCTAAGGAAGGCGCACTCCGTGCCCTTGGCGAAGAATTTCCAGAAGAGAAGTTGCAGGAGATTCGTTCTGAACTTCTTGCTGATGCTGAGGCAGATGGCGCTCTTCAACTTGTTAAGATTCAAATTCAGAAGGCAATCATGGATATGACTGGCATGATGCCGGGACCTGATGGCAATTCGGCAATCCCTATGCAGCCTCAACAACTTGGTGATGGAGACATCATGGGTGATGGAATTGAAGGAGCACCAACTCCTGAAGCCATTAAGGACCCAGAAACTCAGGCTATGGAAGGCATGGAGCAAGCAGCCGAAGCCCAAATACGAAACAAACTTGTCACAGACGCCTATGGAACCAAACTTCCACAAAGGAGAAGTCTAGACAAGGATTAAAAGTTTCTGATGAATAATCAGAATATATCGAGACAAAAGCATTAAAATGTAATGCAATTGTCTAGTAATAATTCAGTGGCACGCCGCAAGGCATACGGACAACGACCTAAGAAAGATAAGTGACCTATTATGGCCGATAATCAAGATGTAGATGTTACTGCTTCAGAGAATCTGATTCCAGCAGCAACAGAAGTTTTTCAGAATGAGGTGGAATCTGTGGCATATAGCGCAGAAGACCTTGCCAAGGCTCGTGAGCAAGAAAAGGCAAAGTTGTATCCTCAAATGGAAAAGATGAAAGAAGAACTTGCGACCTTGAAGAAGGCTCGTGAAGAAGAACTTGCTAAGAAAGCAGAACGCGACGCAGAACGTGCTGCAAAGAAAGCAGAAGAACTAGCAAAGGCAAAGCAGAAAGAAGAAGAAGAACTTTCTGTTAAAGAACTCCTTTCTAAGAAGGAGCAAGAATGGCAGTCTCAATTAGAGACTGAACGTCTTGAGAGAGAACGTGCTTTTGCTCTACTAGAACAGGAACGTAAGTTCCAAGAGTTATCAACCTATCGTCAAAGTCGTCTGGAACAAGAGCGGGATAATATCGTTCCTGAACTTATCGACTTGATTAGTGGTAATTCAAAAGACGAAATTGAGCAGAGTATTTCAATGCTCAAAGAAAAGTCTGCAAGTATTTCACAGTCTGTTCAACAGGCTATGCAAAATGCAAAACAGCAAATGGTGGGAACTCGTATTACGAGTCCTGCTGCAGGACCCCTCGATAATGACTCGTCACAACAATCGTTAACTCCTGATTCAATCAGGGATTTGTCAATGGCAGAATATGCGAAACAAAGAGCCAAACTTCTTGGCACAGCCGCCAGCAATCGTGGTCAGGGACTGTTCGACCGTTAATCCCTTAAACAACTACAGAAAGGACTTGACCTAAATGGCAAGTGCTATTACAGGAACAGGACAACTCGCTTCTGCTCCAACCGCTTACTCAGGTTCAAACACATCTTTGAACCAAGCAATTCAAACAATCTGGTCGAAGGAAATTCTTTTCCAGGCTATGCCAATCCTCCGCTTCGAACAGTTCGCTGTTAAGAAGACTGAACTTGGTGTTGCACCTGGTCTACGTGTTAACTTCCTCCGTTACAAGAACTTTGGTATCGACCCAACACCTCTAACTGAAGGTGTTCGTATGACAACCAACGCTCTCACAGCAGAGCAGATTGCTATCACAGTTGCAGAACACGGCTACGCAGTAGCAGTTTCTGAACTCCTCCTTAACGCATCATTTGATGACGTTATGGCGTCAGCATCACGCCTTCTCGGTCGCCACATGGCACAGTACCTCGACGTACAGGCACGTAACACACTCTCTGCAGCAACATCAGCAGTATTTGGTTATGACCGTACAGGTGTACAGGGTGTCAACGACTGGTACAACGAAGGTTCAAAGGCAGCAAACCTTGCCGCTCTAACTGGTAACTTTAAGTTGTCAACAGGCGCTGTTAAGGATGCTGCTCTTACCCTTGCTGGTAAGAACATCCCACGTTTGGGTGAAACCTACGTAATGTTCATCCACCCAAAGCAGTCACGTGACATTCGTTCAAACCCAGAGTTTATCGAAGTTACAAAGTACGCTGCTCCAGGTAACTTCATGCTCGGTGAAATCGGTCGTCTCTACGACGTAGTATTTATCGAAACAACACAGGTCAAGTTGCTTGCAGGTTCTGTTGCTTACAACCAGACTGCAAACGTTGGCGCTCCAGCAAATGCTGGCTCAATTCCTGTTAAGGCTAACACAGCCCCAGGTTCTGGCGGTAACCCAGAAGAGCCAAACGCAACTGCTACAAACGGCACCCCTGGTGCTGATGCTTACGAAGCAATCATGATTGGTGACAATGCATTTGGTCACGCAATCTCTCTTCCAGTTGAACTCCGTGACGGTGGCGTTCTCGACTTCGGTCGTGAGCACGCTCTTGCATGGTATGCAATCTGGGGCCTCGGTGTAATTACTGACCAAGCAATTGTGAAAGTTTATACCAATTAATAACTAAATTGTGGTAAGATTCCCTAGTACGTCAAACTACTAGGGAGTCTTCACAATGGTCTTAAAGAAAGCGTGTCCGCAAGGTCACAGGTATACGGATGAAAATTCGTATATTGATAAACGGGGTTACACACACTGCAAAACTTGTCGTTCAGACCGAATGAAAGTTCGTAGAAAAAATAACCCTAGAGTTGGTAGAGGAATTAATAATTCTTCTAAAACTCATTGTCCAAAAGGTCATCCGTATGATTCTCTTAATACTCAATATTGGAGAAACAAACGAATTTGCAAGGCTTGCGCTAAATTAAACGCAGACTGGCAAAGGCTTAGAAAGTATGGTTTAACTAAGGATTCTTACCAGAATCTTTTAGAAAAGCAAAACAATCTATGTGTGATTTGTACAAAAGAGTTTACAACCACTCCACACGTTGACCATGACCACAGCACTGGGAAAGTCAGAGGACTCCTCTGTTATCCCTGTAACTCTGGTTTAGGACAATTTGAGGATGACATAGACCGTTTAAAACGGGCTATAAAATACTTAAAGCAAAGTTAGAGTTTGGGAGTTCTACTCCTTCCTGGGCTCCTAAACTCTAACTTACCCACTAACTTAGGAGAATAAACACCGTGGCAAATACACAAACAAGTCCGCTTGACGCAACAGGTCGTGCAGCGGAAACAGCAGCAAAGAAGAATGCTGCAGAATTAAAGAAGCGCAAGGATGAGATTTCCATTGCGGCGCAAGTTGAGGCAGAGAGTCTGGAAAACGACGTCTTCGACCCGAAGCAACCAGATGCTCCACTCGTTCTAGACGAGATTGAAAATGTAGGTGTCTCTACAGCAGGTGACATGGTAGTCATTCGTACCATTACCGATATTGAAGACATGACTTACGGAGTTGGAAATAATTACACCTTTAAGGCTGGAGTTAAGTACCGAGTCCCATCAGACCTCGCAACGTACCTAGAACAACTTGGTTACATTTGGCGTCCTAACTAAACAGTTAGCACGTCTACAGTAGTCCGACCCTCAACTGGTTCCCGCCCTCCTCCCAGTTGAGGGTTGGACCTTTTTTGAAGTAGTAATCGTGAGATTATTACACTAATAGTTTTTACGGAGGTTACGTGGCTACAGTAACGAGTATGGCTGACCGCCTACGTTATGAATTAGGCGATATCGGTCGTTCATTCGTATACCAGTTTGTAGCCGATGGTACTACTAACCGCTTTCTTATCCCCTACTCCCCTCTTGATGGCGTTAACTTAGTTATTAACCAAGAGGGCGAAGATGTGTCAGAGACAGTTGAGGTAGAAGAGGCAACTGGCTATATTGTATTTGACACAACTCCAACGGCTGGCGATGTAGTTATCGTTGCTGGAAACTACTACAAGTACTTCACAACTAATGAAGTGTGTAGGTACATCTCTGAGGCTTATGAGCAACACTCAGCGTTCCACACAGATGCTTACGGACGTGCAATGAGCGTTGCAAATTTGCCTGCTCTTGAAGAGTATCCAGTGATTGTTTATGCATCAACATTGGCACTTTATACACTGGCCACAGACGCATCATTTGACATTGATATTACTGCTCCAGATGGAGTTATGATTCCTCGTTCTGAACGCTATCGTCAGTTAATGCAGATGATTGATGTTCGTAAAAACCAATACAAAGAACTTTGCTCTCAACTTAGCATTGGCCTCTACAAAATTGACGTGTTCTCTTTGCGTCGTATCTCAAAGACCACCAATCACTATGTTCCTATCTATGAGCCACAAGAGATTGATGATAAGTCCTACAAGACTCGCGTCTACCTCCCAATTCCTACATACGGAAATGTGGAGAAGCCCCCTATCGTTGTTACTCAAGACCTCTATATCTACGAAGGCGATGCATACGAATTCTCAATTCGCCTTGACTTTGAAGTCAACAACCTCACTCCTCTTGCACAGATTAGAGTGGTTCCAGGAGCAGCATATATGATTACTGAGTTTACAGTAACAAAACCAGACATTACTGAAGATGGAGATAACCAAAGAACTTTGGTACTATCGTTAACAGGAGACCAAACACGTATACTCCCTGGAACTTCTTATTACGATGTACAATTGACGGACGCAGAAAACGTTACCCACACATACGTTTCTGGAACAATCTTCAAGACACCAGAGGTTAGTCAATGAGCCAGTACATACGCCCAGGGTCCAATTCTGTTCCTATTGCAGTTAATGACGTCATCTTAATTACGACTCCTGAAGGCACCACCCATATGTCAGGTTGTGGCTGTGGTTCTTGCGTTGATGGCGGTGGCGGAGGAACTGGCGCTCAAGGAACTCAAGGTGTTCAAGGACGTCAGGGAATTCAAGGTACCCAAGGCGTTCAAGGAACCCAAGGTGTACAAGGAACTCAAGGAATTCAAGGACGTCAAGGAACTCAAGGAATTCAGGGTCCTTCTGGTACAGACGGAATTGATGCTGCAGGACTTGATAGCACCGATGACCTCATTGAAGGTCTACTCAATAAGTACTTCACAACTTCTCGTGTTGCATTTGAGCACATTCAAGGGGCCGCCAGTAACTCTTGGACTATTAACCATAACTTAGGCTTCAAACCTAACGTTACGGTTGTAGACTCTGCTGGTACAATCTATGAAGGCGAAATTTCGTACACTAATCTGAACTCACTTACGGTCTCCTTTTCAGCAGCATTCAGTGGTAAAGCGTATTTATCTTAAGGAGATAAACCATTATGGCACGTAAGTTTCTAACACCTATTGACCTCAATAAACTTGAGTTGCAAAATGCACGCATTCAAAACCTTGCGTCTGCGCCAGAAAACCCAGTAGTTGGTCAGATTTATTATGACACTTCCCTTAACTACATCCGTACATGGACTGGCTCTGCGTGGATTAACGCATTGCAAGGTACTAATGGTGCACAGGGTACAACTGGTTCACAAGGAACCACTGGTACACAGGGTACAACGGGAACTCAAGGCACAACAGGCGCACAGGGTGAGACAGGTTCTCAAGGAACTACAGGTACACAAGGTACAGCGGCACTTTGGAATTTTACTGGTGCTTATAACCCAGGAGCATCATACGCAGTTGGCGACGTAGCAACTTACCAAGGACAAACTTGGTACCGCAAAAACTCTAATGGTGGCAATGTTGGAGACACTCCTTCAGAAGGAACCTTCTGGACATTAATTGCTGCACAAGGCGTACAAGGTATTCAAGGAACTGAAGGACCACAGGGAACTACAGGTACACAGGGAACTACAGGTACACAGGGAAATACTGGTACTCAAGGAGTACAAGGTGAGCAAGGCGTTCAAGGAGTACAAGGCGAACAAGGCGTTCAAGGAACGCAGGGTACACAGGGTGAAATAGGTACACAGGGTGCTGAAGGTTCATTTGGTGGCGTAACTCTTGAGTACAACTACGACTCTTCAACAACAATGGCAGACCCAGGCGACACATACATCCGCCTTAACGCTGCACCAGCATCTGCAACACATCTTGCAATTGATGACGTCAATGCTGCATCTGTAGACATCCACCCATACCTACAAACAATTGATGATTCAACATCAACAATCAAGGGTCACGTAAAGATTTCGCTTAAATCAAATACTGCAATATTTGCTATGTATGCAATCAACTCAATGATTGATAACGCTACATACTTTGATATTGATATTACATACTTGTCTGGTTCTGGTTCTTTTACAGATGAAGACGATGTTCTTTTAACGTTTGCTCGTACTGGTGACGTCGGTGCTCAAGGTACTCAAGGTGTTCAGGGTGAAACAGGAACCCAAGGAACTACAGGTACACAGGGTGTTCAAGGCGAAACAGGAACTCAAGGCGTCCAAGGCGAAACTGGTACACAAGGTACACAGGGAACCCAAGGTACCCAGGGCACACAAGGCGTTCAAGGAGAACAAGGCGTACAAGGTACGCAAGGAGAACAAGGAACCCAAGGCACACAGGGCCTACAAGGTGAAGTTGGTACTCAAGGTATTCAAGGAGAAACTGGTCTTCAAGGAGAGCAGGGAACCCAAGGTATTCAGGGAACTCAAGGAGAAACAGGAACACAGGGCGTACAGGGTGAAACTGGAATCCAGGGCGTTCAAGGTCAGACTGGTACTCAAGGCGTACAAGGCGAAACTGGTACTCAAGGTGCTGAAGGTTCATTCGGCGGTATTACAGTTATCTACAACTATGACGACCGCACAACAATGTCAGACCCAGGCGACAACAATGCTCGCTTCAACAACGTTAATCCAGCATTAGTTACACGTCTTGCACTAGATGATAATCCTGCAGATGGTAACTATGACGTATCTAACTTCTTACAGACTATTGATGATTCAACATCTACCATCAAGGGTCACGTAAAGGTATCTAGAAAATTTGATACTGCTACTTTTGCGCTCTTCACAATCTCTGGTGTTACAGATTCAGCGCCAAACTGGTTTGATGTAGAGGTTGCTTACGTATCTGGTCAAGGTGCATTTACTGATGGAGAAGAACTTCTCTTTACATTTGCCCGTACAGGTGATGTTGGTGCTCAGGGTGCTCAGGGTACCCAAGGCACACAGGGCCTACAAGGAGAACAAGGTACCCAAGGAACTCAAGGTACCCAG